CGTGTATACAAACGGCGACGTGGTAGGATCGGGCAACGACAACGAGGTTGTAGCCTCGTTGGAATGGGAGGCGAAGATGCACGCCACACAGAATGTGATGGCCCGCATTGATAAATTCCCAGTTTAATCTTTAGTTGGTGCCAACCAAAGGAGAATAAAATGGACTTGCGAGAATACAAAGTTGATCCTCAATTGGAGGAGGAGGGCAAGGAGATTCAGGTCGATGCATCTACCATGATGAAAATTGCCAGGTTTAACAATCCTGCATTTAGGAAGATGCAGGAGCGTATATCGGAACCTTATCAGAAAGCGGTGGGCCGAGGAAATATATCGGATGATTCGGCGGGAAGGATTTTATCGCGATGCATGGCTAAGCACATTGTCAAAGGGTGGACAGGTCTTACACTCGATGGTGTGGACATTCCGTACTCGGAGGAGAAGTGTCTGGAATTGTTTATGGATCCGACATTGAAAGATTTTAAAGAGCAAGTCTTGTTGGAAAGTCAACGGATTGAAAACTACAGAGAAGAGAGGTTGGAGGAAGACCTAAAAAACTCCGAGGAGCCATCGATTACGGTAGTCGATGGGACAAAGAAAGGCAAGAGTTCTTCGAAGCAATAGAGGAAGACAATCCGGGAGCGACCCCGGCAGGAAAAAGGGAAGCCTTATTTGAGCATCTGCAATTTGCATTTCTGGCTTTCGAAGCTTTGTGGAGGAGGAGGCAGTTTGATCATATAACGTTTTCAGAGATCGAGGCCTTTGCTAGAATTAACTCTGTGTATGACGTAGAGAGATTTGCCGCACTGATAATGCATTGTGATCAATGTGTGCATGATACGGCAGCCGCAATAAAGGAAGAGCGAGACAAGTTGGAGAAGCTGGCCAATTTGAAAGGTAAGGAATAATGGAATTAAGAGAAAACATTGAAATCGGCATAGGCTCGGGGCACGCTAAGAAAGGCGCGTCGGCTGTGCGTCGTGCTTTGGATTCCATAAAGGGTAAGTCGAAGGCGGTACACTCCGCTGGTGCGAGGGATGCTAAACGACATGCGAGCGCCTTAGGACTTGTTAAGAAGGCGGCGTTAGGAGTTACAGGTGTCTTAGCCGCTAAGAGCTTGATACGCTCGCAAATTGACTTCGGTCAAGCTGTATCGGACTTGAGTGCTATAACAGGTGCGGTAGGACAAGATCTAGACTTCCTACGCCAGAAATCAAAAGAGTTTGGTGAGACTACGACGTTGTCGGCCACGCAAGCTGCCGAAGCGTTTAAGGTTATCGCAAGCGCCAAGCCCGACCTGCTTGAAAACGTTGATGCGTTAGCCCTTGTTACTGAGGAAGCGATCGCGCTGGCGGAAGCAACTGGGGAAGACCTGCCTACTGCGGCGAATACATTGGGCGCATCTCTCAATCAGTTTGGCGCTGCCGCTGATCAATCATCCCGCTTCATTAACGTGTTAGCAGCAGGCTCGAAGCGAGGAGCGGCGCTTGTAGGCGAGATGTCTGAGGCCCTGAAGTTTGCAGGTGTTATCGCTGCGCAGTCAGGTCTAGATTTTGAAACTACCAACGCCTCCCTGCAACTGCTGTCTACCTTTGCTATTAAGGGCGGCGAGGCAGGTACTCAGTTACGAGGTGTTCTGCTGGCACTATCCTCACAGTCTCAACAGCAATTCAATCCCGAGATTGTTGGTTTAACAACCGCGTTGGACAATTTAGCTAAAGCAAACCTCTCTTCGAGCAAGATGACGTTACTATTTGGTAGACGGAACAAGGCAGCGGCTTCCATCCTTATTGAGCAAAGGGATCGACTGGGAGAACTTACTGACCAGATAACGGGAACCAATGTAGCGTACGAACAACAGGCCATTCGCATTGACAACCTCAGTGGTGACATTAAAGCATTGAAGTCTGCGTACGAAGGTTTGGAATTAACAATAGGAGCAGAGTTGAATGGCGCCTTTCGCTCTCTGACTCAGTCTGCGACAGAAAACATAAGGGCATTGTCCAAAAATCCGCTGCTGCAAAAGGCCACGCGAGATACGTTGGATCTAATACATCGGATTGTCGAGGACATAGGCCTTGCGTTTGATCAGGTAACTGTGGCTGTTACAAAAGCGGGAGGAGGCGCGGCAGTATTTGAGGGCGTGTGGGGCGCGGCCATACAAAACATTGTTAAGTGGACCAAATTCTTGTGGGAACAATTTGTTATAGGGGGTCCTGCCAATCTCAAGCTAGGTTTTACCTTAATGATAGGCGCTGCTGATTTGTTTAGAATTGCGCTGGTTGAAAAAGTACGGACGGCAGTGTTTTCGGTTATAGGTTTGTTTGATGCAATGCGTCTTAATTTCGTGGCCTTAATAAGGTTAGGCACGGTGGCGGTGATTAAAACGTTTGTTGGTATGGGACATTCTATTGAAAGTGTATTCGATACAATGAAGCTAACTATTGCAGGAGTCATTGATAGCCTTATATTGCAGGTAGCTGAAAAGGTTACGTCGGTGGCAAGAGCATTGGAAAGCTTGGGATTTGACGACCGTGCAGCCGAGGTACGTAACATTTCCTCAGCCATTACTGGACTTGCTACAAGTGAGGAAGCTGCTAGGAAGGAAATCGAAGCAAACGCTGCTGCTAGGCGGGCTGAGATAGCAATTATCGATAATCAGATACAAATGATTAAAGATAAGAGGGATAAAGAGTTGCAGGCCAGTAGGGAAGTGTCTGACGATCTAATTAGCGACACAAAGGCAACAGCCGATGTAAGACGCCGTGCCTCCCTAGAAGCGATTAACTTAGCAATCATGGAACGCGATGCAACCCTCGAGCAGATAAAAGTTCTGCGTACCAAGCGCCAAGAAATTATCGATGGTGCTGCTGCTGCCGCATCAGCTGATACTGGGGGAGGCGGCCTATCCTCCCCAGCAGAGGAGGCCATAGATGCTTACAAGAAGCTTGGTGATACTCAGAAGCTCATTGTTGATGGTATGGCAGACGGTATTGCAGATATGGCAGCCTCGGGAAAGGCTAGCTTCAAGGAACTGGCGGCGTCCATTATCGCAGACCTTATAAGGATTCAAATACAGTCCTCATTGACAAGTGTCTTTAGTTCTATTCTTGGAGGCATATCGTTAGGAGGCGGGGGCGTTGTTGCCCCGACGGGAGGCATTGGCACAGGAGGAGCTACTTTTACACCTCCGCCTTCTCTCAATGCAGCACACGGTTTGGACTTTATGGTAGGGGGATCGGGAGGTACAGACAGCCAGCGCGTATCCTTTAACGCCACGCCTGGAGAAGAGGTTAGTGTAAAGACGCCCGCACAACAAAAGGAGGCCGAAGCAGGTGGCATAACGTTAAAACAAACAAACATTATTGATGCGAGAGGTGCCGACGCAGCGCGTATCGAAGCAATTATGCCGGGCCTGTTTGAGCAGAACCGACAAAGGCTATTATCAGATGTGATTCGTATGCGGGATAGAGGGGAGTTGAGAAAATGACTTCGTATGCCTTCCCAGACATTAGACCGACAAGCCAGCGTTGGTCGATGCAAAACTTTACGGCAGTTTTTCCGTCTCCGTTGAACGGTTCGATAAGTACTCAAGACAGGGACGGAGAAAGTTGGAGATTAGATATGTCTTGGGAAGACATATCTTCAACTAGACGGCGCCAGCTTTTAGCTTTTTTGTATAAGCTAAACGGCAGCCAGCATAGGTTTACGGTGCGCGACTTTGCCTTTGTTAGGGCAGGTGTCGGAGGAGGTACTCCTTTGGTAAATGGAGCCGCGCAAACCGGAAAAAATCTTATCATAGACGGAGGCCCTACAAGTGTGACAGGTTGGTTGTTGTCAGGGGACCAAATAGGTGTGGCAGGCCTTATGCACAGTGTAGATGCAGACGTCGATACTGATGGCAGTGGCGATGCCACAATCATTGTGTCCCCTAGGATATTCGTAGCGCCTAATGACAACGACGCTGTGGAAATAGACCAACCCACAAATTCGTTTCTGTTGGATGTAGAGTCTATCGATGCAGCAACAAGATCAACGGTTTCGTCGGTTAGTTTGTCTGCCCAGAGTTCCTTGTAATGCCACGTTCCGTTGCGTCTGGGAATGTTACCCACATAGACACCCGCAACACGCATCCCGTGGTGATGGTTAAGTTCCTATTTGATGTTCCTGTTTATGTGCATAGTGGTCTTGGAACGATAACTTTCGAATCCGACGCCTATTTAGGAGTGGGTGCCTTGGGAGGTATTGATGGACTGGAAGAAACAGAGGCCTTGATTCCTGCTCCTATTTCCCTATCGTTGGACGGCCTCAAGTCCGAATTTTTCGACGAAGCTTTGAACGCCGCCAACTACGGTGACAAGACTACTCTTTATTGGGGGTATCGAGACGATCCAGGGGATTTGATAGATGAACCTTGGGTGATGTATCGAGGTCGAGTAGAAACTTCTAAGGTTGTCCGAGGCCTTCAAAACACAGTAAGGATAGTGGTACAGCATGAGTTGGCTGTACTTAACAAGAAGACCAATACAAAGTACACCAATGAGGAGCAGCAGCGCAGATATCCTGGCGATAATGCCTTTGCTCGGATCGAGCAGATGTCTACCGTACAGCTTAGTTGGGGAAGGAATGATGAATTCCAAGGAGGAGGAGGAAGGCCTGTAGGTCCAGGGCCTGGAGGCGGCGACGAGCCTGCCGAGGAAGCTAGGTAGATGGAAGCTGTCAAAGTGCAAAATGTGTTGATGAAGTATTCAAGCAAGCCGTTTGATTGGAACGGCGCGTCCGACTGTTGTGTCTTCTGCGGAGAGATGCTAGATGCATTAGGTTTCATCGATCCTATGTCTAAATTTGAATATGGTAATAAAGCCGATGCATTAAAGGCTATTTCAAAGCACGGCACATTGGTGGATGCCATTACATCTGTAATGGGAGAAGCCAAAGAGATTACTAGGGAGGAATTGGAGACAGGAGACATTCTAATTTCAAAACAAACGGACGGCAGCTGGATTCCAGGTGTTTACATGTTCGAAAGGATTGCAGTAAGAACAAAAAAAGGGGTTACGGATTGGCCTATTGAGTATGCAAGTTGGATGTGGAGGCCTGAACCATGCCTCAAGCAGTAGGAGCCGCTGTTGTCTCTGCTTTCCAATTTATTGCAGGCAACGCTGTACTTAGATTTATTGCGACTGTCGCAATCTCTTTAGTGCTGGGAAAAATACTCGGTCCAAAGGCGCCGAAGACATCGTTTGCCGGATTGCAGTCTACGTCTAGAGGTGCGTTGGAGTACAGGAAGTTTGGCTATGGACGAGCCCTAGTAGGCGGTACAATATTTTGGAACAACACTCGAGGCACTGATAATGAGTGGATGGATTTTCAGGTAGCTTACGTTGATCACTTTGCAGATATCATAAGCTTCAAACTTGACGAAACTGATGTTGCAAAGGCCTTGATTACTTGGACAGAGGCCACTACTAATGGAGGATCGGGTTCGGGCAATGGAGAAGTAACAGGAATCGCTAAATACGTTGGCACTAATTCAGTTCTAGGGCTTGAGATACAGTGGTATCAGGGATGGACTGATCAACCTGCTAATGCAAAGATAATTGCTGGTTACACAGAACTAGATAGCAACCATAGAGCGCGGGGAATATTCAATGCGGCTTTTAGTTTGCGTTTTGATGTTGACACTGAAAAGGTATGGGAGAAAGGAGCAATACAAGACTTCCTGGCCTTACTAGATTTGCGCCGAGTATTTGATCGCCGCAAGTACGCACTAAACGCGGATCCTGATTTTGATACAGCTAAGGCGCCTATAACATCTGGTAGAGTTAGATGGTTTGGAGACAATGCACAAACTATTGCTATCGATCTCTCATTCATCCAGGCGTTCGATACTTTAACACTGGCAAATAATACGGACTCTTCGGAGTTTGCAGTCAGTGAGCGTTTCCCAGTTAACACCGGCAATCTGTATACAGCGCAAGGCAATGCGAGGCAGACCGGGGGAGACAGGGTAAATACTCTCAGCCTTGCATTTTACGATTCAGGCGGTTCATTGATACCGCCGGGATCGGAAACAGGATGGGCAAGTTTGGGAGCGAATTATTTTCACTTTTTTGCTTTGGCAACATTCCCTGGAACTTACACTGTCCAATCGCAACAATTTGGCACGTCCGGAGGACAAATTCCTGCCGGCGCTGTTACGATGGCGTTGGTTGGACGATTTTGTGGCGTCGGTACATCAATTAGCACGATTGATATTCGAGACTTTGCGATCTATGAAAACACTCTTGCTGCACGCCATGATCTAACGGATGATACTACTTGGGAGTGGACTGACAATCCTGCTGTTTGCTTAGCCGACTATCTATTCACGTATATGGATGTGGATCCCGCTGACGAGATAGATTGGGAGGCCAATATAATAGCAGCTCAAGCCTGTGATGTCAGTGTCTCAGTTCCGGCAGGCAACCAAAATCGCTTTAGGTGCAACGGTACTTGGACTTCCAACGAGTCCCACGAACTCGTCTTGGAAAACTTGAAGGCCTCGATGGCGGGTAGGTTAATTTATACTGGTGGTGTGTGGGTCATGCAAGCTGGAGTATGGGAAGCCCCTACACTTTCGTTCGACGAAAATTCTTTGGCAGGAGATGTTGAAGTGGAAGGCTCGGTTGGTCGAGACTTGCGTTACAACATTGTAAGAGGGTTTTATGCCGACAAAGATAGGGACTACAAGACCGTAGAATTTTACCCGGCAGAGAACTCAGCTTATGTTACAAGGGATGGTGGCCGGGAGTTGGAATTTGAAACTGACCTGCGTTTTACCAATGACGAGTATGAGTCGCAAAGAATAGCAATACGCAAGCTAGACCAATTCGATAATATGCTTGTGGCTAGAATGGTAATGAACGAACAAGGCGCAAAAGTATATCCCGGTTTAATAGTGGATTGGTCGCTGTCAGAATTCTCGTGGACTAATAAGGACTTCCGCTGTATTCAGTGGCTTCCTAGGGAGGACGGTAATTTTGATGTAACGTTTAAGGAAGACTTTTCTACACGGTACGACGACCCGCTTGTAGGGGAGTATACAACAAAAAATGCTGCCGGGGTTATAACCCCCGGCGTCCAAGCTGTTCCACCGCCTACAGGGCTGGCTACTGCTGGTAAGGAGGGGTCTGTACTGCTGACATGGACCAACGCCCCTAATTCCTTGTACGACCTGGTTGAAATTTGGCATAGTACGACTGATGACATCAACACGGCTACTTTACTGGCCGAGGTCAGAGCGAGCAGTTATATTACAATCACAGGAGATGTGACCGAACGCTTTTATTGGATACGTTCCAAGGCCAATGTAGAGGACTTTTCTGTATACGAGCCTGTCACTACAGAAGGAGTTTCGGGCACGGCCACCAGCGCCGGTATAGTGCAGTGGAATTACATTAAGAAGCTTAACGGGGCACAAATACAAAACGGGGTAGGCACGTTAACTCTCGAGGCTAGAGATGTTACGGCAGGCGTCGACACTTTGTTGTCTGCCGGAACTATCCAATTGTATGTAGGATCCACGCTGGTAACTGTGGCCAACGGATTTGCAACAGGATCAGATGGCTATACAGGAGTATTCGATGCTGGTGACATAACAGGATCCGTTTTGGTAGAGCTTAAGGACGGCCCGGCAGGAGCAATCATTGACAGCGAAACTTTGGTGGATACATTAGATGGCCCTACTGGAGGCGCTGGCGCCAATGCGATCTATGGAATAGTAGAACCAGAAAATGGCGTGTCGTGGACACGAGCAACAAACCAAGGTGCTTGGACTCCTTCCCAACTCACCACAGATTTAGATATTATCTTTTTCCAGAACGCTGTGGAGGTTGCAAGAATTGCACGGCGCATCACCCTTACTTCAAGCAATGGCACATTGGCCGCCACTACTGTAACCCACAAAGGCGGGGATCTTAATACTAGCCGAGTAACAGTAACCGTTACGGGGTCGGCCTCTACTGCAATAACAGTTCAATTTGATTATAGCTTCGGTGGTGAGAATTCTACAGTGGCTGAAACTGTTACTTCATCTCAAGGTGGCGATGATGGTGCTACGGGCGGTACTGGCAACGATGGCCTAGATGCAGTAACAGGATTCGTTGAACCGGAAAACGGTCTTGCATGGACACGAGCGACAACGGGCGGTGCTTGGACACCATCGCAATTGACTACTGATCTTGATTGCACGTTCATCCTGGGTAACACGGTAGTTGCTCGAATAGCTAGGCGTGTCACACTGACCGACGCCACAGGCAACCTTGCTGTGACGACAACCGCGCACAAGGGCGGTAACCTGAACACTGGCCGCGTTACAGTCACAGTTACGGGAGGCGGTTCTACCGCTGTCACTGTGCAATTTGATTATTCAGACAGTGGTGATACGGGTACTACCGCCGCCACGGCTGCCAGCGCACAAGGTGGAGATGATGGGGTACTGCATTACTTAACAAACGAAGCACATGTTTTGTCCGCGAACTTTGATGGACTTGGTTACTCTTTAGCGGGCTCTGGTGGAACGCATAAAGTATTCGAAGGCACATCTGATGAAACTGCAAACGCCACTCATGAGATAGTTGGGGGTGTCGATGGAGGCGCGAACTGGACGAAAGTGCAAAATGGTTTGACTATGACAATGGTCGAGGCCACTGGTGTGTATTCTTTATCCGGGGCAGCTTGGACTACCAACTCCGAAATTTTCACATTGAGGGCCGTCTTCAATGGTGTGAATTACGACAAGGAATATGTAATTGCAAAGGCGATACAAGGCAGTGATGGCGGTTGTGCTGTTGATACGCTGACAGCAATTAACTTTGATGATGCTGGTGTAAACGATCCTGCCACTTGTGGTTTCCGAGTTGATAACAATGGCGACATCTTCACCAGGCCAGATGCTGCGGCTGGATACTCTAGCAAGGAAACATGGATAGGCGCTTGTGTCAATAGTGATTACGAATGTATTTTCAACCATACTGGCGACGCGCTCACTGGCGGTAGCTCGGCGGTAGATACTTGGCTTGTTTGCAGTACCGATCGCTTGTTTGAATTATCAACATCTGGTGCCATAAAATCATGTTCAGGCACATTACAAATTCGTAGAGCCTCGGACTCGGTAGTGGTGGCAACGGTATCAATTAGTTTGAGAGTGGAAACAAGTGCATAACATAGAGGAGAAAGAAGATGGAACCAGGAATGATTGCAGTACTGGTGGTGATCGTTTTGATCATCGGATTTTTTGTATGGAAAAGCAAACGTGGTAGCGGAGGAGGTGGCGGCGGCGGAGGCCGAGGAGGTGACGAGAAGAAGCGTCGTTATTAAACTTGCGTAGACAGGTTGTAGTTTAGTGGTGCCAACCAACCAGGAGACAAGATATGTTAGTTAAAGTGAAAATGGGAGACGAGACTTTGCAGTTTGATTCGTTAAAGAATCCTATTGCAATTTTACTGACCCCAAAGGATAAAGAAGCTATTGAAAAAATGCCGAAGGAAGATCAGCTTATTGTGTCGGCACCACTTGTGGCTATGCGAGACAAAGCCGCAGAGGTTTGGCAATGGGCCATGACGGATTGGGAGGGGGCAACGTATGTTAACCCTGACAACATTCGAACGAAGTTCTAAGGAGTAAATTGAAATGGCAACAACCACTGGCACCATAGTCGTTTATGACTCGTTCAAACGCGACTTTCAAAATGGCTTGATGGATGTGGATGGCGACACGTGGATCTGTGGCCTGTCTACAACCACTTATGTACCTAACCAAGGAACGCATGAGATCCTCACGGATATCACCAACGAGGTATCTGGCAATGGTTACGCGAGGCAGACACTTGCCTCCGTTACGTTGACGGAACCGGTAGCAGGTACTTGGCAATTTGATTCTGCCGATCCTGTGTTTACTGCATCTGGCGGAAGCATCACTGCCCGCTGGTGGTGGGTCTTTGATGACACACCTACAAGTCCGGCGGATCCGTTGCTTGCTTATGGTTTGCTGGATGATACCCCAGCTGACGTTGTAACGACGGATACCAATACATTGACGCTCCAAGTCAATGCAAGTGGTTACTACCGCATCTCAGGCGGATAATTTTAAGAGTAGGAAAAGGAGTAGAAAATGCCTTACTCATCAAAACAAGTCTCTGTTTTACAGACAGAGCGTACTGACGACCCACTAAGCAGGGGGTATTCAGGAATGACAAATGCGGCGTTTCTGACGTCCATTACTGCCGAGGATCGAGACGCTGTTGCAAATCCAGCGGCAATTCTCGAATACTTAATGATTACCGAGTTTCGTAATTCATCTATCTATGGTCGTATAGCCCAATTAGCCGCGGTTCAGGCCGATCCGGTAACGGGCGATTACGGAAGTATGCAGTTCGGCGCATCCAATGCGCTTGTTGCGATTACGCGGCGACACGTTGCTGCGGCGCATGCTGTCATTCGATTGGCTCAGTCTGACTCCGGTTTGTCGGTTCCGCTGACAAACACCCAATTGAGTAATATTCTATCCGATTTGGTGACAACAGGTGGAGGCGCGCAAATAATGGCGGCTAGTAACAGGACTGCCGTTATTGCTTTAAGTCAAAACAAACACACTAGAGCAACGGAGATTGGACTTCCACTGCCGTCGCTCGCTGACGTAGGGAGAACAAGCTAATGGCTACAACAACCCCAAATCGCGCGGCGGATTCCGCACTAACAGTCACGGCGTGGACTACAACACTAGCGGCTGGTGAGTATGCGTCATCAGCTTTATTTGATTCGTCAGCGCTTATGGATGCCTTGGTAGGCGGTGTTATTGAGGCGGATACCGTCACTGGTGTAATGGCAGCAGGAGAGACATTTGATATCTATGTCATGGGTCAGTATTCGGCAACAGCAACAGACCTAGGAGGTGCTATCGACACCAACATGGGTGCTGATGGCGAAGAATCTGAAGATGTTGCTTTTGTTAAAGCTAACATGATCTTGGTCAAATCGATTTCATTAGAAGCTACTGCCCCTGATACAGCGCAGGGTTACCATTGGGGACCTCGCGCGCTGGCAGCATATTTTAACGGCGTCATTCCAAGGGCTTTCTTATTGGTTCTTCATAACAATACTGGTGCATCTCTTGGTTCCGGTTCGAACGTGAATGTTGAAGGTATAACGTACGACACGTCGTAATTACCCATGGCAATTATTCGTAGAATACCGTGGACGACTAAGCCGCCAGCGCCACAAGTTGATTTCGATCATCCGTTAGCGCGGGGATTGCAGATTGTTTGCTGTCCGGTAGATGGGGCAATAAGAGATATAGGTCCGTACGGAGTAGGGGTTGATACCAATACGTCAGGCGTTACGCAGGGCAAGCATGGGTTCGCCGCTTCAAACGTCGCCGCGTCCAGTACTGAAGTCTCTTTTGACGCCCCACCCAACCATGTTACTGACTTAGGTTCGCAGTTTCTTTTATACCGGCTGACTGGCGATACGGTTGGGTATATGTGTATGTACGGTTCAGCAGGGGGTGATCCGCATCTTGCACTATACAATCGCGGTTCCGGTACGGTTTCGATGTTGGTCATTGCTCATATGGATGGTGCAAGCTCAGTACCTTTGAATACATGGCAAGATCATGGCTGTGCCCGCGACGACACTGATAAATTTTTATATTTCAACGGCAAACTAGACGCGTCCTTCGCCCAATCGCCCGACGATAAAGGCAACGGTCAAGCCTCTTTCGGTAACAGACACGACGGTTTTGACGCGACGGACTTAGATACTGCCCTATTCATACAATGGAACAGAGTCTTATCCTCCGAGGAATTTAAGGCGCTCCACGATAACCCGTGGCAGATATTTCAACCCCGCACCCAGATAATTCCCTCCTCGGTAGCTGCGGCTAACACCTTTGGTATAATACCTAAGAGGGTTCCATGGACTGGACCGCCGTCTACCAACATAAAGTTAAATGTAGGGCATCCGTTAGCTACAGGGTTATCACATTGGTATCCGCAAGCCGAGGAGGATGCTGTTTGGTTTGATTATGGCCCGGCTAGGAGGGGCCAACTAACGCTTGATGCTGGAACATCAGCAAGGGTAACTACCTCGCACGGCAATTATGCGATAGATTTTGACAACGGCCTAAGCGAATTTACAACACTGGCCGTTGGTGATCTGCCAAATTCAAATACGTTTACCGTGGCGTTTTGGGCTAGAGGTACTGTTTATGAAAACTCCCATATAGCAGTCTCTCTTTATAATTCGGGTGGAAGTTCGAGTAATTTATTGGCCATTTATCCATTTGCACAATCCGGCGGTGATGGGGTACAAGTTTTTTGGAATGGCAATAATAGAATAGACCAAGATACTGGTGCTGTATCTCTAAATGAGTTGCACTTTTATGTGTTTACAAGTCGTTCCGCTACCGATCATGAGATGTATGTTGACGCAGTTTCGGTTGGCTCCAGTTCAACGAGTCTATCTCTTGTATCAAACACGGACAGAATAGGACTAGGCCACTGGAATGGTGGCCAGAACTTCGATAGAGGCATTATGAAAGATGTCTCTATTCACGCAAGGGGTATGAATTCTGAGGAAGTCTCAGATTGGTACTTTAATCAACGTTGGGCTTTATACGCGCCCCGCACCCAACTCATCCCCGTAGGCGCGATAGCGGCGGCAGGCGAAGCAAATATTAGCGCCCTCCCTTCGGCGGTATTGACCCTAACGGCAAATGTCCCAACGGTAGTAAGCACCGAGGACAATACTTCCCAACTTGGTACAGCAACGCTGACGCTAACTGCCAACGTACCACAAGCTGTAACAACTGAGAACCATATTTCATCGGTAGCATCTGCAACGCTGACGTTAACAGGGAATGTGCCGCAAACCATAACAACTGAGGGGCATATCAGCCAACTCGGCACCGCCGTACTAACCCTAACAGGGAATGTTCCGCAAGCTATAACGACACAAGGAGAAGTTTCCCTCCTTCCCTCAGCTACGCTGACACTGACAGAGAACGTACCCCAAGCCGTTACTACTGAGAAGCATATATCAGCGCTGACAAGCGCGGTCCTTACGCTGACAGCTAACGTCCCGCAGGCTGTAACAACAGAGAAAAACATATCGTCACTAGGAACCGCCGTTCTTACGTTGACAGGCAATGTACCCCAGGCTGTTACCACGCAAGGAGAAATCTCGTTACTGCCTAGCGCGACGATAACTTTAACTGCCAACGTTCCACAAGGTGTTACTTCTGAAAAACACATTTCTTTGCTGGCCAGTGCCACGCTGTCCTTGGTTGCAAATGTTCCGCAGGTGGTAACGACAGAAAATAGAGTTTCGTTGGTACCGTCAGCAGTCTTAACCCTCACAGGAAATGTACCACAGGCCATCACAACAGCAGGAGAAACTTCGTTACTGCCAAGTGCCACGTTAACCCTCACAGGGAATGTGCCACAAGCCGTCACAACTGAGAAGCATATATCCCTGGTACCGTTGGCGGTCCTGACACTGACAGCGAACGTTCCCCAAGCTATATCAACAGAAAAACATGTTTCGTTGCTAGGTACGGCAACGCTGACCTTGACAGCAAACGTACCGTTAGCGATAACGTTTGATCCAGACACCTCAACTCTGCCTAGCGCAACGCTGACGCTGACTGCTAACATCCCTACAGTCGTAAGCACCGATTCGAATATTACTACTTTGCCAGGGGCAGTGATAACTCTAACGGCAAATGTTCCAACAGTATTTGTTCCTGGTAATGTACTAGATTCGACTGATGATCCGAACGTCATAGACGTGGCCGATCCGCGATTCTTCATATTGGTAAGTTAGGAGAGATTAAATGGCCGTCAATGTTAACGTGGGTATTCCAGACCCAATACAGTTTGCGCTGACAACCGGAAAGAATAAGACACCTATTTCAGCGGCGCCTTTAACTAGGGAGAAGCTGGAATTGCTAGACAGGAAAACTCTGGCCGTGCTTAACACCGTAGACAGCAGCGTAGATGCCAATGTGTTTTTTACATTGCGGACGCAACAAACAGTTAAAGGCGTGTTGGTATACTTGTTAGAAATGGAATTGCATGACGCTGCGCTCAGTCTTGTGGTGCAGGAAGATTTGATTGCAAGGCTTACACTGTATGATGGCTCCAATCCACTCGGCCTGCCGTGGAAACAATTTGCCTTAAATTCCCGATGAGGAGGTAGAAGATTATGACAATTAAAAAGAGGAGCAGGAACATGATTATCGCAGCCGTAACAATTATCATTTCCACTGCATCGGCTATTTCAATGTTTGCCGATGTACCCGGCAAAGTTGATCCCTGGGTGCATACTGAGACTGAGGCTGCCGAAGAACATTTCACCATTACCATGGCCGCTGATGAACAGGAACAGACGCAGGCAGGATTTAATGCGTACACGTTGGGACTACTGTTGGAGCAGGAGATTGAAATACTCAAACTTCAGCTTGAGGTTGAGAAGGATCCGGACGAAAGGAAATTGCTGGAGGCCGAGTTGAAAATCAAGCTTGAGTTTATCGAGAAGTTAGAGGCTGAGAAGCGCAAACAAATGATGAAGGGGGCAGAATCATGAGCAATTTTGAATTAGCAATAGCTAATGTTCTTGAATTGGAAGGCGGATTTGTCGACAACAAACATGACCCTGGTGGAGTTACGGACTTCGGAATCAGCTTGAGGTTTTTAAAAACTCTTCCTGGAATGGAAGGCGATGTAGACCGAGACGGCGATGTAGATGCGGACGACATCAAGGCAATGACTAAGGTGAAGGCCAAGTCTTACTACAAGAAAAATTGGTGGGACAAGTACGATTACAAGAACATTGATAATCCGGGCGTGGTCATAAAGGTTTTGGATATGTCTGTTAACATGGGAGGCCTGCAGGCGCACAAGCTTATCCAACGTGCATGTAGATCAGTTGGTACCGTGTTGGTAGACGACGGAATACTCGGAGAAAAAAGCTTTGCCGCAATTAACACGGCACAGTCGCAGTTTCTAATACCTGCTTTGCGTTGTACGCAGGCAGGATTCTACTATGCATTGGTAATGCGCAATGCGGCGCTGAGGAAGGCTGGGGTGAAAAAGAAAGGCAAAGAGTACGAGGACTTTTCAGTATTTCTGGAAGGTTGGCTGAACAGGGCTTATAAATAAAGGGAGTTTACAATGGGAAACATTACAGTATCTATGGATTTGGTCGTTGGAATTTTACTAGGCATTGTTGTGCCTACTTTCCTTTGGGCGTTAAAAATGTTTTCCATGGTCAAGCAGACGCGAGACATGCACCTGGAGCCTGACGAGTATGGTTTTGGCAACGACACCACAAATAAATTATTAACTGAGCATTTTGAAACGGAAGGGCAGTATCATCGGCAATACATAGAATCAAATAATGCCTTGCGACACGTGGTGCGAGAGCTGTCTCATTTTATGAGGTGGATGGTTAAGGAGAGTACTGGAAAAGAACCGCCGCCTTACGTTAGAAAGAATGGAGATTGAGGAGAACGCTATGTTAGAAACAGTAAACAATTGGGTGGTGACTGTTGTAGGATGGTTTGCCATCATTCCTATACAGGCCTGGGCTATATTTGCCGGGCTATTTATCGGTATGGCAGTCACACAATGGATCAAGCGCAATTTTCCAATCAAGGTCTTGTTTCCATCACTAGCAAAGGCGTATCAAGTATTCATAATTCGATTCACAGGGCTGGTGTTTAGTTTTCTGCCCACATACTTTATCTGGCCAGACGATGGCATACGCTTGTGGGCGGCGATAGCAACGGGGTTTGGAGCTCCTATGGTTTATAGGATGCTGTCTTTCTTTGTCTATAAGAAGTGGCCTGGGTTAGAAGCTAGGCTGTCGGGAACGACATGAAGATCCTCAACTGGATAGGTGCCATCGCTCTCCTGTTGACAGGCTTATTCTTTGCTACTAGCAAGAGAACCGCTGTGCAAAGGGCCGACCGTTTGCAGGAGCAGAAAGTAGTCGCCGAACAAAGTAAGAAAAGCGGTTCTCTTAAGAAAGCTAAGAAGCTTGGTGACAAAGCCAAAGTGGCTATGGACAAAGCTAAGGCCGCGGGAGATAGATCAGATGCCCGAATCAAAAAACTGGAGGAGCGAAATGAAACATCTCTTGCTAATCGCGTTCGCGATTTTAATAACAGCCTGTGAGACTGCTCCTCCGCCTATCGAATTCACGTTCGAGAAATTTGAGTTAATAGAGGCCGAGGCTGAGTATCCAAAGGAACTCGGGAGAATAAAAGACCTTGAGTGCTATCCAGGAGAGGAAGTTGATGAAGACAATCCCTGCCAGGTTGCGGGCTATACTCGGTCCGATGATATCGATGCCCTCGAAGCGTACAAAATCAGGGCCGAAGGAAATACGGATGTGGCCCAAGCAAACGCAGAAGCAATTGACTCCTTGCTTGGACAAGCCGCCGAACTTGTCTCGGCCGGTATTGCTTCCGAGAACATTCAGAAAATCCGAGAAGAGCAAGTGCAAACCGAGAGGCGGGCGAGACAGCAGGAGAAATGGTATTACAGGCTGATGCTACTACTAGTAGGGGCCGCTGGGGTATACGCATCACAGTGAATACTCTCCTGGCTGCAGGAGGTGCCGGAGGACAGAAGTAGCGCATAACTAACTATACAGCTCAGTGTACACTAACGAGCAGACGCTCCAGGGCTCCTGGATAAGCCTGGAGAAAGCGTATAGTTAGCTATAGGGGCCGCTCAAACGGCTTTTTATTTTGTAACTAGGGTTGGCTCTGAGTAAAGTAGAGGGTAGATGAAAATACGGGTTAAAGTCATGAGCATCCTCAGCATTTGGTGGGAGGAGTTTGATGTAGATACTGATGATGCTGAACAATGGGCTAAGGATACGGTCAAGAATTTCAACCAAACACGCCGCCCAGGGGAATTGCGCAGAACTGTGCTGGATGTGGAGGTGGTGGACATGTACTCCATCAAAAAGCACAAATACGAAAAGACAAATCTTGTCACAAAGGCTGATAAAACGGGAATGTATGATACTGTGG